GGGCACACCTGGGTCAACCATATTTAATACTTTAACTATGATGCAAGCTAAACAGCGGATGAATGAGTTAGTTGTGCCAAGTGGCCCTCTATTTGCATTTTTAACGCCTTCTGCTGAAACATCTGCGGTTGATGCTAGAAAAGGGTTATTTCAATCTTCTGAAGAAATTGCAAAGCAATACAGAAATGGTTACATGGGAACAGCCGAAGGCTTTAACTACATGAGTAATAACCTGTTATATACACATACAACAGGTACAGGAACGCAAACAAACGGTTCGGTGACTACTACAGCTGCATTGACAAACGGTGCTACCACAATTGCTGTGACTGGTTTAACGGGTTCTGGGACAATAACTGCTGGTACAGTATTTACTGTTGCTGGTGCTTTTGCGGTTCACCCGATTACCAAAGCAACGTTACCATTTTTGCAACCTTTTGTTGTTACTACTACGGCTACAGCGTCTTCTGGTGCGGCTACTTTAGCAGTATCTCCAACAATATACAGTTCTACTGGTGCTGGTTTACAAAACGTTTCTGCATTATCTGGTTCTGGTTCTGCGGTTGTGTTTTTAACAGGTACGGCGTCTAATACAGCTTATCAACAATCGTTGGCATTTAAGCGGGAAGCATTTCGTTTTGCGAGTGTTCCTTTGATGTTGCCGTCTGGTGTGGCTGAAGCATACCAAGAGACTGTTAATGGAATAACCATTAGGGTTACTTCTGATTATGATATTAAAACTGATCAATATATCATGCGTACTGATTTCCTTGGTGGGTTTGTGGCTGTAAGGCCTGAATGGGCTTGTCGTATAACGGCTTAGTTTGTAAACATTAGGGGCGGGCAACTGCCCCTTTTATTTTGAAAGGTTTTTTTATGAGTTCTGGAATAATTGGTGGCAATATTTTTGCTATTTGTGCGGTTCAAGTAACAATAGATATTGCGTCTGTTGCGGCTGCTACAACGGCAGAGCAAACATTTACTGTGAATGGGACGTTACCGGGTGATTTTGTGTTAGTAACTCCTGCCTCTACATTAAACGCTGGTTTATCTATAGTTGGTGCAAGGGTTGGTGCTGTTAATAACGTAACTTTACGGATTAATAATTCGACCGCTGGTGCTTTAGACCCTGCGTCTGCGGTAGTTTCATTATTAGTATTTCGCCCAGAAAGTTTTGCTGGTGCAGTAACAACAGGGTGATTTTATGGCAACAGCCCGTGATATTATAACAAGAGCGATGAAAGCGTGTAGGTTGCTTGCTCCGGGTGAGCTTCCTAGTGCATCAGAAGCTAGTGATGGGCTGTTGCTGTTAAATATGATGCTATCCAGTTGGAGTAACGATAATTTAAATGTGTATGCATCTACGCTTGAAAGTTTTCCTTTAGTGGCTAATACAGGTTCATACAACATAGGCACAGGTCAAACGTTTAATACTACTAAACCGATTGTTATTAATGCGATGTATACTAGACAATCTTCGGTAGATTATACGGTAAATCAATTAAATGATATTGATTTTGCTAATATTAGTTTTAAATCAATTACTGGAAGGCCAGATTATTATAACTTTAATAATGGCTATCCTATAGCTAGTATTAAATTATATCCTGTTCCAGACCTAAATTACACATTATTTATTTTATCAGAAAAGCCATTAAGTTCTATAGCGACTTTGGACACTGTAATTAATTTTCCTGATGGTTGGGAGTTAGCTTTAGTTTATAACTTAGCTTTAATGCTTTCTCCTGAATATCAACAGCCCATTGATCCAAATATAGTTAAAATAGCCAATGATGCTAAAATGGGCATTAGGCGGGCTATAAATAGGAATAAAGTATATACTAGCGATGACAATTCTTTTGTGGATAAAAAAAATATTTATAATGGATTTTTCTGATGAAAACCGGTTTAGTTGGTTCATCTAATCAAGAGCGTGGTTTAGCTTTTGATGCACAAAGGACTATTAATTTGTATCCAGAAATTGATAAATCTGGCAAAGAAGTAACTGCTTTATATGGCACACCCGGATTAAAAATATTTTGCGATACTGGCTTAAGTCAAAGTCGAGGGTTGTTTACATCGGCAAACGGTAGGATGTTTTACATATCGGGCATTAATTTTTATGAAATATCAAGTGCTGGTGTTGCAACTAATTACGGCACATTGGCTACTTTATCGGGTATTGTTTCAATGGCTGAAAATAGCAGTCAATTAATGTTTGTGGACGGCACTAAGGGTTATATATTTACGTATGCAACAAATGCTTTTGCACAAATATCGGATTTAGATTTTCCAGTTGCTAGCACTGTAACTTATTTAGACGGATATTTCATTGTTAATTCGGTTAATACAAATCAATTTTTTGTTAGTGATATTAATGATGGTTTTATATGGTCGGCTTTAGACTTTGCGTCGGCAGAAAGTTCGCCTGATAAATTATTAAAAGTGCTTAGTGCTAACGGTAGTTTATATTTATTTGGGGAAAGCACAACAGAGGTTTGGTCAAATGTTGGTGATCCATTATTTCCGTTTGTTCGTTCTGCTGGTGGTAAAAATGATATTGGTATATTTGCCCCTGCAACGGCAATAACTAGTGCATTTGGCATTATATTTGTTTCAAAAGACAGAAATGGTGATGGCATTGTTTATCGAATGAACGGTTTGTCACCGCAAAGGATAAGCACGCCTTTTGTGGAGAGGCAAATACATAAAGTGACTACGCCTGAATTAATGACAGCATACATGTATCAAGAAGACGGTCATACTTTTTATGTGTTAACGGGTGGGGATTTACAAACATCATTAGTTTATGATTTATTAACTAATGAATGGCATGAAAGGGCTTATTTAAACCCTTATACGGGACTTTACGAGCAACATTTAGGTTTGTTTGGCACAACTGCATTTAAGAAAACATTTGTGGCTAATAAGACATACGGTTCAATTTATGAATTATCATTAAATTATTTAGATGATAATGGTGATGAATTAGTCAGCGAAAGGATTTTTACGCATTTAAGTAATGAGAATAAGCCATTTTCGGCAAATAAGCTGGAAATATCGTATAATACGGGTGTTGGCACTGTATCTGGGCAAGGTAGTAATCCTGTGATGTTGTTATATGTTAGCAAAGATTATGGTAATACTTGGTATGGGCCATTAGAAGGTTATATGGGGAAACTTGGCGAATATGAAAATCGGGTTATTTTTAGGCGGCTTGGGACTAGTTCATGTTTTACGTTTAGGTTGCGTATATCGGATCCAATAAAGCGTTGTTTGATTGGCGGATATTTAAACACATGACAGCCGTACCTCGCCCGCCGATTAATGATAGAATGCTAGATAATAATAATTTGGCGTCAGAACCATGGCGTAATTATTTTAATAAAGATTGGTACGGCGATAGTGGGACTTTATGGACGCCATCATGGGTTAATTTTAGTCATAGTATGACTGTAACAGCAAAGTATTACCGCATTTCTCAATATCTGTGTTATTTTAACATTGTTATTGTGCCTGTAACACATACAACAACTATAGGTCATTCAAGTTATGCAACATTTCCATTAACTATTTTAGCATCTAGTGGATTTAACGTGGCTATCAGTGATAGAAGTATTGGAACAGGTATATCTCAATTTAATCCCAATCGTTTAATTTTGCCTCACTGGACAAACGTAACACAAACAATAACATTAAGTGGTGTATTGGAGGCCACATGATAAGGGTTGCAACAGAAAATGATATAGTTGCGATTGAGAAATTGTGTTTTGAGTTTGCTAGTAATACTATGTATGGCAAGGTCATGAAATACTCTAGTAAAAAAGCATTTGAGTGTATAAAAAGCTGGGATATAATATATGTTGCTGATATTGATGGTAAATTAGTCGGGTTTGGTTCTTTAGTGATTGCAACAGAGTTTTTTGACGAAAAAGAGGCTGATGTTAATAAGTTTTACGTTCAACCAAAGTATAGAGGCACTGGTATTGCAAGGCAATTAGCGGAATGTTTGGTAAAATGTGCTATAGCAAACGATGCAAGAGTTATATATGCATTATGTGGCTCGGGGATTGATGATAAAAACGACAAGTTATTTGAGAACTTGTGGAAAAAATACGGCCTTAAAAAAACAGGTTGTTTAATGGTGGGGATATAATATGGGTGGTAAAGTATTTAAGGGTATTGGCAATGTCGTAAAAACAGCACTTCCTTTAGCGGCTGCTGGTGCAGGGATGTATTTTGGTGGCCCTGCTGGTGGTGCATTGGCTGGTTCATTATTTGGTGGCGGTGAAGATGGTGGAAGCGGTATTGCAGGTGGGTTAATAGATTATTTTGGTAATACTGGTACTGCTAAAGATGCACGTAATGCATATCTTGGTGGGAATGAAGCGGCTGCACAATATTATAGTCCATATTATGGCACTGGTGTGAGTGCTAACCAACAACTGGCTGATAGAGCGTCAAGAGGGTTTCAATTTAATCAAGCGGATTTATACAACGATCCGGGCTATCAATTTCAGTTTGAACAGGGTCAAAGGGGTTTAAATGCTCAATTAGGAAGGTCTGGTCTTTTAGGTAGTGGTCGTGCATTAAAAGAAGCTACTCAATTTGGACAGGGTTTGGCTGAAGGGCAATTTAATAATGTTTACAACCGTAATTTGGATAGATGGGGCAAAGAAAACGCTACATTATCTGCGTTGTCAAATGCAGGTTTTAATGCGGCTGGCGGTATGGCTCCTATAGCACAAGATACTGGTCAGACAAATGCATATTATAATGTTGCACAAGGAAATGCAAAAACTGATTTATATGGCAATTTATTACAAAATGTGCCAAAGATAGCAAACGAGGCTATTAATTATTTTTCAAGGGCAAAGAAAAATACTGGTGGTGGTTCGTTTGGTAGTATGTTTGGTAAGGCATTAAATTCTGGTGGTGGTACTAATTGGAAAGTTTGGTAATATGCCATTTCGTTTTGAAAATATTAATAAAGTTACTGATATTTTAAAGCAAGCTGCTTTTGAAAAAGAGGCAAGGGCTTTGGCTGCTGAAGACAGAATGTACAAGCAACGAGCCAATGAATTAAGTTACCAAAAGGGCTTAGAAGAATTAAACCAATTACAGCGAGGTATGGGTTCATCTATACCAAATGCCGTACAAGAATATAATTATTTTAAAAGTTTATCTAAACCTGAACAAGATGCATACCTTTTGGTAAAAAGAAATCCTAGTCAATTTAATTTGGGTGGTCAAATTGGTGTTGGTTATGATCCATACACTGGTGGTTTTAACAATGTATATAATAAAACTGCTGCCCCAAGGGTAGCGATTGACGCTGTAGGTAATCCAGTGATGTTAGGCGGTGTTGTTGGTCAAGATGGGGATAATTATGACCGCAACCCACAAATAACAGAGCCTGCTTTGGCTAATTTAAAGCAAGAAGTTTTACAAGATAGTATGATGGGCAAACAACAAAACAATGCCCCTGCCCTGCCTTCTATGCCCGCACAGGGCAATATGGGGCAAGCACCTGTTAATCAAAATATGGCACAACAACAAAGCAAACAAAACCAAATATCATTGCCAAAACCTTTAGGTAGAGGGATGTATGAGTATAATGGCCAACAAATGACTGATAAACAGGCTATGGCGGCTTATAAAGCAGATTTGGCTCAACAAAACCAAATAAAAACCTTTAGAGAAAAAGAGCAAATTAAAGTTGCACAAGATTTACCTAATTTATTAACAACTGCTGGTTCATCATTAGAGACAATAGACAAATTATTAAATAACCCTGCTTTAAATGCTATTACGGGTAATCCTTATTCAATATCAAAAGTGAAGCAAGGTGGCTTGCCTTTTGACAAACAAATAGCAGGTAGTCCCGCTGCTGATGCTAGAGCTATTTTATCACAAATTAAAGGGAAAGCGTTTTTAGAGGCGTTTAATAACTTAAAAGGTGGCGGTGCAATTACAGAAATAGAAGGACAGAAAGCTACTGATGCTATCGCCGCTTTAAGTACTGCTCAATCACCAGAAGCAATGCGGCAATCATTAAATGAATTAAAAGCTATTGTGCAAAAAGGCATACAAAATATTTATTTAAGGGCTGGGCAACAGCCACCGCAACAAAGCCAAGTACCAATTAATAATATGCCGCCACTGCCTGCTGGATTTGAGGTGCAATAATGCCTATAGCTGTTAATAAATCTACTGGTGAAACTTTATACCTTGATAATGGTCAGTGGAAACCTGCCCCTATAGCCGCACATCCTGATGGCAGGAAAGTTGTTTTTAATGGTCAAGATTGGCAACCTATAGATGCTGGGCAACAACAGCAAGCCCCGCAACAATCATCATATGATAATCAAGGCAGTGGGTATGCTGCTGCTAGAAACTTTTTAAATGAGGCAACGTTTGGTTTTGGGAAAAATGCGGTTGCAGGTTTACGTTCTTTGGCAAGTGGTGATTATGAAAAAGAATTGGCTTATCAAAAAAAACAATTAGCGGGTGATGTTGAACAATATCCTGTTACAAGTACGCTTGCAGGCATAGGCGGGGCTGTTGGCACATCGTTAGCCGCAACGCCAGCACGTGTTGCAAATTGGGTTGGTAAAGGCGGATCATTTTTAAATCGTTCGGGTCGTTTGGCAGTAGTTGGTGCCCCGTCTGGGGCTTTATATGGCGTTGGCAATCGTCAAGAAGGTGAAAGCATACCAGAAGCAGCAGCACGTGGTGGTACCGCAGGGGCTTTATTTGCACCTGTTGGTGTTGCAGCGGGTGATTTGGTGTCAGGCGGTATAAGAGCAATAAGAAGCGGAGTTCAAGGCTTAAACAACTTGCGTAGTGGGACAACACAATTATCCCCCGAGCAACAACTTATTAAAGAAGCTGAAAATATTGGTGTTCCCATTAGGACATCGGATTTAATGCCCCCTACTACACGTGCAGGCAAAAGTGCTGAATTAGCGGCAAGGATGGTTCCATTTGCTGGAACAGGTAAACAAGTTGCTAAGCAACAGGAAAAACGGTTAGCGGCAGTTAGTGATGAATTGGTTAAATACAATCCTGATTTAGGTCAAGACCCTAGGACGTTAGAATTATTATCAAATGAAGTAACCTCGTCAGTTGAAAAAAGTGCTAAAAAACAAATAGATGAAAAAACTAATATACTTTATAATAATTTATACAATACCGATGAAACAATAGCCAATAAAATTGAAAATTATTACAATAATATATCTTCTTATCAAGATGATATTAATAATTTAAAAATAAATTTATCACAAGAAACAAACCCTATTTTACGTCAGCAAATAAAAAATGAAATTGCAGATAAAACAAGTAAATTAAATGAGTTTAATAATTCATCTCAAGAATTACAAAAAAACGTAACATCTATTCCTATACCAAATACATTGAAAAAAATAGATGAATTGATAGCTAGATGGACGCCAAACGCTAAAGCTAAATCTGGTTCAGAAGAAGCAAAAGCAATGATAGAAAAATTGCAAGAGTTTAAAACAAGGTTTAGTTCAAATTTAGGTACTAAGTTTTTAGAAAACGAACGCGCACTTTTAAGCACTCAATATGCAGATAATCCTACGGTAAAAGACCTTGCTAATAAACTTTATGATCCTTTAAACAAAGATATGGGATTGTTTATTAAAAGTAAAAACCTTGCTGATTACGAAAAATGGCAATTTGCCAACAAAAAAATTTCCAAAACAATTAAAGAAAAAGAATTAACTGCATTAGGTAAAATAATCTTAAAAAATAATGTTACCCCTGAAACAATTAAAACATCTATTTTTAGTAAAAAATACTCCGATTTAAGAAGATTAAATGAAAATCTATCACCTGATGGTAGAAAAAAGGTTCAATCGGTTATTATAGGGGACATTGCGGAAAAAACATCTTTTACTAACCCAAATGGGACTAAAGGATTTTCTCCTGAAAAATTTATATCTGAACTTAATAGGAAAAAAGATCAAATAGATGTCTTTTTTGACCCAAAAGATAAAGCTAGTTTAGAGGGGTTATCAAGAGTTATGAATGCCACTAGGGGTGCTGGGCAAGCGGCATTAAACCCATTAACTGGTATGCAGTTAGCAGGTGTAACTTCTCTTAATGTTTTAGGTAGTGCAACAGGAACTTTGGCAGGTTCAACCGCTCTTGCGGCGGGGATTGGATTAACTGGTCGTGCATATGAAAGTAAAATGTTCCGTGATTTTTTAGTAATGTTGTCAAAAACTAAAAAAAACTCATCCGAGGAAAAATTATTAATTAACAAAATAATATCTATGCAAACAGGACAGTTAGCAGCTAAAGAAAATATAAAGGAAAATTAATAAATGGCTGTTTTATACACACAACACTTTGTTCAATTCTTTGATGATAATGGCAATCCTTTATCGGGCGGCAAACTTTACACATATGATGCTGGGGGAACGACACCAAAAGCAACTTATACAGACGCGGCGGGTACTACTCCAAATGCCAATCCTGTCGTTTTAGACGCCGCTGGACGTGCCACGGTGTTTTTGGATGGGACAACATACAGATTTGATTTAAAGACGTCTGGCGATGTTCTGGTGAGAAGTACGGATAATGTTCAGAGCTTTGGTGTTGTTTTATCTAACGTTCCTAATTCAAGTTTAGCTTTAATGCCAGCCAACACGGTTAAGGTAAATGCTACCGCGTTAAGTGCGACACCACAAGATTTAGCAATACCAACCAATTCTTTTATATATCGTGGTTCCAGCAATATAACTACACTTCCTATT